CATTTTATTTTCCTATTATTAAATTAATTAACCACCTAATGCGATTGCCATAGCTACTGCTGTACCTGCTGCTTCGTATCCTGTGTGTGTATGATTACCTTCTGCTGCTGTACCTGATGTAGTACCATAGTCTGTTGCGAATGTAGTACCTGTTAAAGTAATACCTGTACCACCTAAGTAAGTTGTATTAGTATCTGTAGAAGATAAAACTCCTGAAGCAATACTAAGATTAGTACCTACTTTAATACCACCTAATGTAGAAGCATCTGCTGTTGGTAGTGTATAAACTGTATCATTATCAGCAGCCCATACCGCAGTACCTGATGAATCATACTTTAAAAACTGACCTGATGCACCACCAGTAGGGATGTGTTTATCACCTGCTGTTGTAGGGTGAGTGTAAACTGTATCGTTATCTGATGCCCATACTGCAGTACCTGAAGAATCATATTTTAAGAATTGTCCTGATGCACCGCCAGTTGGTATATGTTTATTACCTGCTGAAGTAGGGTGAGTATAGTTAATAGTACCTGCTGCATCTACACCTAAAGATGTTCTTGCTGTAGCACCTGTTTCATTAACCCAAGCAGAACCAGTATAGACTAAGAAGTCACTATCTGCTGGAGATGAAATAGTAGTATCGTTCATCTCAGCTAACGTATCTTCACTAGTTACTGCTGCTGTAACAAAGGCTGTAGTAGCAATCTGTGTGGTGTTAGTCCCAGCCACTGCTGTAGTTGAGAGTGGAGTACCTGTTAGTGTAGGACTCGTAAACATTGTTGCTTTAGATTCGTTAGTTACATTACCTAAGCTTACTTGTGTAGCTGTTACTGAATGTGGGTTAGAAGTACTACCTGTATGAGAAGTTAAGTCTGAGGATGTAGCCACACCTGCTTCTGATGCTGATTGGTTGATATACTTAGACGTAGTAGAGTCATAAGCAATGATATCGTTATCTGCTATAGAAGTGATTGTTACATCATTCATCTCAGCTAAAGTATCTTCGCTTGATACTGCTGATGTAACGAATGCTGTGGTAGCAATCTGAGTAGTGTTAGTACCTGCTACTGCTGTAGTTGAAAGTGGAGTACCTGTTAATGTAGGAGAAGCTAGAGGAGCTTTAGTATCCATCTGTGTTTGGATATTTGATGTTACTCCATCTACATAGTTAATCTCTGCAGTGGTAGCTGTTACACCATCTATTAGATTTAACTCCGCAGCTGTAGCTGTTACTCCATCAAGGATATTAAGTTCAGCTGCTGTAGCAGTAACACCATCCATAATGTTTAGCTCTGCAGTAGTAGCAGTAACACCATCTATGATATTAAGTTCTGTAGCTGTAGCTGTTACTAATGTTCCACCTAGTTTAAGACCATTAACAGTATCGTGTGAGGCAATATCAAAGTCATAAGCACCATCACTAAAGGTTGTGTTACCTGTGATAGTAGGTGTATTAATAGTTGGAGATGTTAATGTCTTATTAGTTAAGGTATCTGTAGTAGCCTTACCAACTAAAGTATCTGTAGCATTAGGTAATGTTACTGTAACATCTGCCGTAGCATCAGGGATAGCTAGAGTTAACTCGTAAGCATCTACTGTAGCACCTTCAAATACTAAAGAGCTACCTTGAATAGTAGCATTGATTGTTAGCGTATCAGTTGCATCACTACCTAAGACTATGTTACCATTATAGGTAATAGAGCCGTCAGCTGTTATGTTACCTGCAAAGTAAGCATCTTTAAACTTATAAGTAGAAGAACCTAAGTCAATAGCATTAGATGTCTTAGGTAATACTGAACTACCTGAGACCGTTAGCTCTTGTGCTGGACCTACCTTAGTTATTACACCACCTTCAGCTGCTGTACCATCGTGTGTGTGTCCTGTGGCACTTGCAAATGCTGATACTAATTGGTCATACTCATTGTTAAATAAGCTTGAATTAATAGTATCTCCGTCACTAAACGATGATTGCCTTGTGTATGTTGCTCCCATTCCTTATCTCCTTCCTGATGGAATTAAATCTATATACATACCCTGAATAGAGTATGGTGGATTTGTATCATTACTTGAAAATTTAAAACTGTTAGAGAAACCACTACCCCATAAGTTAACTTTCTTCATTGGTACTTCTGGACTACCAAACTTAGCAACTCCAAACACCCCAACACCAAATAATGCTGGTTTTAATAAAGTACCTAATGAAAATGTTGCTGGTTGTGATATATCAGGGTCTTCAAAATCATACCTAACATCCATATTAATATCACTATCACCTTCTGGCTTAATAGATAACTTAATGTAATGTAATGTCTTTCTAATACCTACATCACCGTAGTCAATGTCTGGTGTCTTAAACTCTGCTGAGATGTTATCACCATCAAAGCTATTACCTACGTTATGAAAATGGACATAACCATCGTAGTCACCGTGGTATGCCATCTCAACATTCTCCGTGTTGTAGTTAGAAGTAAAACAAGCGGCTTCAATACCTTTTAATTCTGACCACTCCCATACTGGGATACCTTGAGCATTAATCTTAAATGTTCCTATAATGCCTTTTTGTGACAGCTTAGATGTAGTACTCTTTGAAAAAAATAATCTATATTGATTCTGTGTTCTGATTACAGCTGATGAGACATCATAGTTATTAACATCAACTACTAGCTCATTGATTACTGGGATAATCTTGTGGGATATAGAGGACAATTCAATATCGTCAATACGTGCTGTTGCGGCAACTGTACGAATACCATCTGGTGCTAAGAATACTAAGTCACCACCAATCTCCTGGATACTAAAGCCATCAATACAACCAATGTTTCTTGTTACGTCTATAATAGCAATGGTTGCTGTTACATTAATGTTAACAAGTTTATTAATACTATGTAGTGAAAAGATAACAAGGGCATCACGGAAAGTCTTAAGACCTGTTACTGTATCACCTACGTTTAAAGAGCCTGCTGATGCACCTGTAAATGCGGAGTCGTCATATCTATCACTATAATATACTGTCTCTGGCTTAGTTGACCAAGCACCTATAACAACGTGGTCATCGTGAGTAACACAATACTGTGGCTTAGGAATATCAGCATATACTGGTGTTGTCTTAGAAAGTCCAAAGGCATCATATAAACCCCTGTGAAATTTAAAATTACGCACACCACTTACTAACTTAGTCTCTAAATAGACAGGAGCGTCTGCACCATTAACTGCTGTTATACGTGGTGTATCTACTCCTGTAGGGATATATTCTGTGAATTGATATCTACCTGAGGTATCTAATGCTACAACTGTCGCTGACGCTAAATCTGCAGTTGTGCCCCAAGAAGCTGTCCATACCTTATCAGCTTCCTCACAAGATTGTTGTGTCGTATAGCCACCAGCTGAACAAGAACCATAATCTTTATTGACTTGTATCCAATCATACCCAGACTCAGACCAATAAATACCGCCCGCCTGACAAGCAAAGCCACCTTCTTTATGTGCGTGAATGCCTTTTAACGGGGCAGTCGTTCCTGCTGGTGTTAATGAACTTGTAATAGTAGCTGTTAGTGTAGCACCTGAGCCACTAGAACCTGAGTCATTAATAGTTATTGTAGGAGCTATTTGATAACCACTACCCCCACCAATCAAAGTAACTGTTGTGATAACTCCAGAAACAAGTGTTATTGTTCCTGTAGCTCCTGTACCATTACCTTCTGAATCTGTAATTGTTATTGTTGTTGTAGCACCATAACTAGTACCACCATCTGTTATAGATAATGCAGTAACAGGACTGGACATAAACTTTCTATATCCATTTACTCTTCTATAGCCACCGTGAATAGATGCTTCAAAGTTCTTTAGTCGTGTAGCAGCACCAGGAGTTTTAAACATATCAAAAGATGAAGAAGTCTTATCGAGACCCCCACCTAACGATACTGCTATTCCTTGTTCAGCTGCCATATCCTATACAAACCTTATTCTATCATCGGTCATTACTGACGGTTGTGGCTTACCTGTATAATGTTTCATAAGCTTAACACCTTTCTTATATTCATCTAACGCAAGTGCAGCTAATTGAATGTTCTCTTTAAACTGCCAGATATAATAACGGGCTCTTGCGGATAGTACCGCTGTCCATTGCTCTGGATATTTAACTTCATCACCGTGAGCTGTTAGTTCTGCAATCTGTTCCCAAGCGTAGAAATAAATTCTGTATGCTTTATCTGGTAATGGGGATAAACCAAACTTACGACCACAGGGGGACATAATAACTTTAGTAGGCTGACCATATGTTGCTGTATCTTTAGCATTATCATCTGACTCTCTAAAGTGTTTCTTCCAAGTCTCAATAGAAGTAAACTTTAAGTTTTGTCTAGTGTGTGGAGTACTATGTGTTGTAGTCCAAGTACCAGGACAATCATCTGTATTATCATAATCTGTCCACGTACCACTTGCGGCTACACAAGTACTAGCTGTAGTGTATGCAGCATCAGAACATAAACCTATACCTGTAGAACAAGTACCTACATATTCTGTAGTCAGATAGAAGTTATCCCAATCAATACGACCAAAGTCTTTAGCAGTACCGTGAGAACCACTAGAGTGTTTCTTTAAGAAATACCATCTAGTACCTGCAACTGAATCAACAAAAACATTTCCGTACTCTTGATTACCGACACCAGCACAAGCAGATGATAACCAAGGGAACTCTGGGTTCTCATTGGCGATGTCGAAGTATGCTCTATTAATAGCATCTTTAACAAACTTATGAATACCTTTAGCGGTAGCAAAGTTAGAAGAAGTAAGTTGGACTTCATTTAGTTCACCTAATATTTCATTAGTTAATCCTAAGTATGTTTGTACGTCTGCCATTCTTTCCTCTTATATAATTTGGATAGAGAGCCCCGAAAGACCCTCTAAAGGTTTTTACGATTTAGTCGTAAATTTGTACAGTAGCTAATGCTAAAGACTCAGGACGTAATACTTTACGACCCCATACCAATAGACCTCTTACGATGTCTCGGAATGAAGTAGTAGAACGTACTGTCTCAACAGTCGATAAAGACTGAGCACACGACATTGCTGACATATGACCTGCTAGTACAGTAGGTAAGCTCGAACCTGAGAACGAACCAGTACCTGTTACAGTAGGCATATTGTTAGACTTATACATCTTGAAGCCACGTAGTAAACCTGAAGCAACTAGACCGTTGCGTAGACCACCATCACCTTGGTTATAGTCAACTGACATCAACTTAGATGAAGTTTGTGCTAACTCCTCATAGAACTGAGGTGCAGCTACAACCCAACGATTCTCTTCTGGTACGTTGTTGTCGTCTAATTGACGAGCAAGACGTGCTAGAACATTCAACGGGTCTACTTCACTAGTCCCGTGACCAGTGTCAATAGGTACTGCCGAAGTACCATACGTATTAGTTGTTGCACCTGTTACAGCTGCAGATAATACGTTAGAGTCGAAAGCATCTTTCAACTTATATGCTGCGTTATCAGACGCAATCTGTTGCCAGTTTACGTGTGAGAAGCGTGCTTCTAAGTCATCTACCTCGAACTGGAAGTACTTAGCTTGGTCTACTTGAAGAACTAATTCTTCGTCAGTAAGATTCGTACTAGATAAAGTAGCATCACGAGTGTAACTATTTACACTGATTTGCGGCTCTTTGATGATGTTAACTGTATCACCGAACTGAGCGATTTCACCCATATAGTCAGTGTTACAGATTGCTTCAGCTACTGCTGATTTACGGAAAGCAACTTGTACTTTCTTTGAAAAAACTTCTGGTAGCCAAGACGAGTTAGTTTGTCCCGAGACGGCTGGGTCGAAGTTCATTGATGAACCAGTTTCAAAGCCCATAATATTTCTCCTGTTTAGATATCAAACAACCTATTGCTAGGGTGTAATCTATCATTACTTAATTAAACTAACCTTCTCTAATTCTCCCAGTCTGGAAAGCAGCATCGATTTCCGATTGATACTCTTCATACTGGTCAACAGAAAGGTTAGCGATTTCTGAGGTTGTCCACAGTTTCTCTTGAGGTGAGTGGTCTTCAACTTTCGTTTTGACTGATACTGCATCTGCAGCTGAACCTCTCGTATCTTTCTGTGGACTGGTTTTTTTCGACACAGCTCCAGCTTTACTAGTAGTAATTCCAACATCCTGTTTGTATAGGTCAATAGCTCTAGAAGCTAATGTAGCATCTCCGTTGTTCTCATAAATCCAAGACTGAATTGCTTCAGGTTGAACTCGTGCCCAATCGTGGAACTCTTCAGATTCTCTGATTTGGGTGAAGTCAGGGTGTAGGTTTAGGAGCTCTTGCTCTGCTGCTCTACGATTTGCTACGCCTTCTTTCTCTGAAAGCTTTTGAACTTGTGACTGTAAATCAGACAGTTGTTCTTCGGCTCTCATATGTGCTACTGTTTCTACTACATCATAAACATCAGGATAGTCCTCTCTAAAAGTAGCCAGTTCTTCTGGGGTTTTAGGTGCGGTATAGGTAGGGCGATTAGAGAGCATCTCCGCTTTAAGGGATTGCTCTTTAGATTTCCAGTCTCCTAGTTTTCTATCATAATGTTTCTTCAAATCATCGTAACGCTTTTTAAAGTCTACCTTCTTGAATTTATCATTAGGCTCTTCTTTATAAGTATCGTCTACCGAGGTAGCCTCTTTATTCGCAGTATCTGTAGTAACTTTTTCTTCTTCTAAGATAGGTGTTTTACCATTAGATATTACTGCTTCATTGCGAGGGGCTCGATAAGCTAAGGAATCATTAGCATTTGAAAGACCTCTCTTAGCGTCTTTGTTACTGTTATCCCATTTCTTATTTACGTTATAAGGGTTTGCTTGTGGTTGTTGGATTTCCTCCGTTCTTGTTGTTGCTGTTGTCATATTGACCTCCATTAAGTGCCGACACATAATAATGTATTGGGTGGCTTTCGGGGTTACTAAAATCCAAGGTGCTCTTACTTAGTAAAAGGTAGCCTTGGGGCTATCACTACAAAGTCAGTCTATGTCTCGTCAGTTTGACTGGGGGTTTGTAGTTAGTTTATAAAATTTATTGTTATGTTATTTGTTTAAAAAGTACCGCGTACCATAATAGAATCTCTGTCTGGGCTCGTATACATACCTGCTGAACCATCATCCCAAGGAACTTCGTTACCTTGTTCGTCAGCTGTTGCTGTAGATTCTTGTTCTCTTTGCTGTTTAGCTATTTCTTGAATGGCATTAGATTTAATTTGTCTACCTTCATTTAGTTTATTTAACTTGTCTACAATCCAAGAACCTACACCGCCCCAGAAAGAGTCTTGTTTTGTGTTTTGAGGTTTCTCAGTATGCATACCACCGTGTTGATAATCAGGACGGGTAAAGAAACCACCTTTAGCAAAACCTGTATCATCCATTTGTTGATACTCTTGCTTCATAGATGATTCGTCATATTCACCTTCTGCTTTGTCCATCATCTTACGTAACTTGTCTACACCTAATTGCTTAACTGCTTTAGCTGTGAATACGAACTCACCATCAGATAGTTTAGCATTAATAGAATCACTAGTTCCTGTACCAGCTCCTTCTACTGTACCGTCCCCAGTAAACTCATCACCTGATACTGCACTA